CTTCTTGACAACGCACAAAACGTAAACACTCAAAACTATTTACATATACTGGTACAGAATAAAAACTAAACCCAAGCCAAGCTAACCAAGTTATTGTTCTTTTATGATCTGATGGTACAACATTTTCTAATACCTCATAATCCTTTTGTAAAAGTTCAATAATCTCTCTTGATGCTTTTAAAAAACTAAAATGGTTTTTCTCAATATCTCTACTGCCAAGTAACCATATAGAAGCAAAGCTACTGTTGTTTGAATACTGCATTGTACCAAACATACATATAGGAATGTCGTCGACAAGTGCTGTAAATGTTTTACAGCCTTTATCGACAAGTGGCATATGTAATGCACGATTAGGTGAAACACCATGAATGATACATTCACGAACATCCTCAGGTCTTAGATTTTCTTGTAGATACTTTGCATCTTCACTTGTTGAAGAAACAATATCAATTCTTCCTATCGTAGCTGTATAGTTACGAACCATACAGTTTATTGAAACCATCAGTTACTTTATTGACAAAGTTTTGATCTCTTTCACCAGGCTTCCAATATCTAGGATCACGCATCATTTCATCTAAGTCATCTTGATTTAATGTAGCTGGTTGAGTTCCATTACCACCAAGACTACTATTTTTTTGCATCTCCATTATTTTTTCAAGAACACCAATGCCTTCAGCAGTTGAAGCAAGATTTTGTATTGCACCAAACTCTTCTTCAGTAAAGTTATTCTGTGTCCACAAAGTTACTGCATCAAGTCTTGCTTGAGCATTATCACCTAACTTTGCTTTCTCAGCTTCAATGTTAGGTTGCATACTATTCATAAACTCAGCAAACTTTCCTATACCAGTTTCAAACTCTTCTTGTGAATAACCATTTTCAAATGCTTCATTAGCCCACCAGTTAAACATTTCATTATCTTGTGCTAGTTCTTCATCAATGCTTTCAGGTATTTTGTAGTCACCAACTGATGCTGGTCTACCATTATAGAACTCTTGTTCAAGTTCTTGTAGGAACTGATCTCTTACAGTTTCATCTTTTTGACCAATCTTACTTTCTAATTCACCATAACTTTGAACTAAACTTTCAGGTGTTTCAAACTTTTCAGGTAACCATTCAGGTCTTGTTTGTTCCACTTCTTGGCTTGTTGAAGAGTCCGTCTGATCGTTTACTACTGTCTGTGTCGCTTCTTCCATTCTTTACTCCATGATTATGAACAATTCTGCGTTCAATTATCCCTACAATATATCGCTGACCCTCAAGATGACGTAGCTTTGCATCTGTTATATCAGGTCCAGCTACCATTTCTATAGTTATACTTTTAAGATATTTCAAGACTTCTTGACCTATTGGTGTGGAAAAACAACTACCAACAGCATCTGAAATCATTTCATCATTTTCTTTTGATCTTGGGAATCCATCAATTCCAATATTATTTGTCATGTAAACTTCCTATGCGATTTAGTTTTATCCGAAATACGTTTTGGTTGTTTAGAAAACTGTTTGCCTTTTTTTATGGCACGACGTTTTGCTTTAGTTGACCTTGCGTACTCTTCGTCAGATAATGCACTAATTGCAGAGGAAGGTAAATATCTTTCTCCAGTTGCATCTTTTCCTTGTGTCGACGGCTTACCACTTTTGGTTCGCCATTTCTGTTTAGTCCATGCAACTAAGGATCGTTGAGGTTTCTTCATGAGGTATAGCCACCACCAGCTTTCTTATATGCTAATGCTAACATTTGTGCTTTACGAGCAGACCATTGACCAGGCTTTCCACCTTTGCCACCAGCCTTTATTCTTGCGAATATTCTTTTACGCATTGCTGGCTTGGTATAGTTGCCAGCTTCATTTACTGCCATTTTTCTTCTTCTTCATCTTTGAAGCCATGATTTTTTTCTTTAATGCTTCAGGTAAGTTTTTTTGTTTGCCTGATAGCTTTTGATCGTTTGATGGTCTACCCTTTTGTGAACCATATGTTCCTTTACCCATTGGCATAGTTTATCTCCTTAACAATCCCATTTACGAAGTGACTTATTAATTCTGCTATTGGGATCGTTTGCTGTTTTAGCAGAAGTTAATTTCTTTTTCATACCACGCATCCTAGCACAAAAACTTTTTCGTCTACTTGCTGACTTTGGACTTTTCTTAGCTTGTTCTCTTGATACTGGTGGTTTAAGATTACCACCTCTGGCATTGTAAGAAGCACGACCTTTTGCATTTAATCCACCCTCAGGATTTTTACCTTCTTTTCTTTGCCAAGCTGGAGTTGCCATTATTCCTCAGGCATCATAGGTTGCTGTTGTTGTTGCTGTTGAGCAAGCTGTGCTGTCATTCTAATTATCTCTTCACGACTTGCTTTATCTCTTATGAGATTATCAGGAACACCAAACTTTCTTGCAAGATGTATAGATGTTTCTTCACTATCTATTAACAAGTTAATCATCTGTGGTCCAAATCTACCACCAACTAATTCTAAAAATCTGTCGACGGAAACAATATCCTGTTGTGCCTGTGCTTGTGCTAATGGAGAAACAGATCTTACTTTTACTTCTCTACCATTGATTGTAGGTATCTCAATACGACCTTGTTTTTTAAGTATATGTACAACTCTTTGTAATACTGGTGTTACAAGTTCAGCTTGTAATCGACCAAAAGCAGAACCTATACGTCTTGATAGATCAGCCATTCTTTCAGCAATCTCTGTAGCACTAGCTGGTGTTCTGTTTGGATCACCAAGCATATCATTATACAATGCTCTTTTGATATTATTACGCATATCATTTAACACAAGATCAGCGACATCAAATCTACCAGCAGTTGCTATTGGCTGTAACCCAGCAGAACCAGGCGACTTTGGAATTACAGTTCCTGGCACTAATGAAACATTATCAGGGTTTATAACTCCATCATCTTCCATCTGATAGATACCTGATATAGCCATCTGTGCATTTTCTAATATAAGTTCAATAGTAAGGTTGGTAGTCTTGATTGCACTGAGGGCATTGATTAATGGACCTCTCCCATAAACCTCCCCAGATGCTTTCGACCAGCGATAAGCTATTATAGGACATGAACCAACACCCTCATACTGTTCATCTAAAATCTTTTGTTTTGTCTCAAGATCAATAACGCAATATTTATGAGCCATAACATTAATTCTAGAATAATCTCTATATACTATTTCTAGTATTTTTCTTTTTTCTTCAGGACTTCTAAGAACTGCTTCTTTTATTTTTTGCGGAATAATAGCTTTCGGATACGCAACCAAAAGCTGTCCACCCCTGATTTGACGTTCTCTATATATTGAGTCAACTCTGTCATCAGGACCGACATCCAAGACAACATGAGGTAATGGAATCGCTGAAAACCTAACAGGATTAACTGCATCACCTTCTTCACATAGTAGAACACCAGTTCCAACAGCACAGTCAAGAAACGACTCATGGACTTCTTGAGCAAAGTTACTGTTCTGTAGAATCTCAAAAACATAATCTGTTACTCCTTGCAGTTGAGAATTAACTTCATCTCTTTGTTCTTCAGGTACTTCTGAACCAGCAATAAAGTCAGCCCATCTTGCAAAGTTTGGTACAAGACCTGATTGCAACCTTGATGCAAATTCTTGTACACCGACGACGGCAGTTTCATCAAAGATTTTATCATCTCGTCTTTGACCAGGTGTTTCTGAATAAAAACTTTCTCTTTGTGGAAGAGCATACTCATAACATTCTTCAAACAATGATGTCCAATTATCTCTAAGTGACTTTGCTCTTTCATATCTTCTTAATAAATTGTCTACTGGTTTATCAGCACCAGTATTGATTGGTGTAATTGTATTTACTTCAACCATTACATTGGGTCCTTATAATATCCGATACCACCTGATTGTCCTGATATAAGTGATCGACGACCAACTTTTCCAGAAGAAACTTTTTTGTTAAACTCTTCTTGTTTCTTTTTCTCTTCTTCTTGTCTTTTCTTTTCTTCAGCCTTTTGCTTTTCGATTTCAGGATCGACTTTGGGTTCAGGCATTACCATTTTAGGACTTTTAAAAAAACACATAATTTTCGATACTCCATTCAAATGATTTTATCCACGCACAAAAATGATACATAGCCAAACCATATATTAATAAAAACACTCTTAACCTAACTACATCCGTGACCACAAGCCAACTCTTCTTTGTTTTGGTCGTCGACGAAATACATCAAACTCAGGTTTTGCATTAAATGATCGTAGTGGTTTATTGTTTCCAATGATTGATCTACCCTCACCAGCACCCAACATAAGATATTGAAGTGCATCATGTATATGTGAATACATATTCTTATCAGGTTTGTCATCAAATCTTTCACCTGATACTTGTAATCTTCTATATTGGTATCCACCCTCAAAACCTTTTATTAGCTGTCGACAGCGATAGTCAACCATAAATGCTGGTACACCTTCAACCATCTTCATCAATGATTTATTTACAGCTTCTATTCTTAAAGATACATCATTAGATGGTGCTGGTAATGCTCTTAATCCAGCACCTCTGAGTATTTGAAATGGTGTGCTTTCATCTGTTTGCGCCCTGAAGTCACCACTTGGATCACCATATATCAGTGCTTCACAGTTCAAATATTTAGTTGCAATCTCTTCTCTTAACAGTTCAGAGAACCTTACTATACCCATATCAAAAGCAACTATCTCAGCTTGTATTAACCAACGACCTCTTACTTTCTGTGCAAATACCCCAGCTGGAGTAAGTCCAAAGTCTAATCCAATATATACTGGCTGACCATCTGCTACTGGTATTTCTTCTTTTGATACATGAGTATCTCCTACAAACATTGGATATATTGGTTTACCATCAGAGATACTACCAAGTTTGTTCATTACATATACATCTATCCAAGACTTTGTTTTACCTTGAACCAAGTTAGGATAATATGATTCTAAAATATTATTTCTGTTCTCTGCCTTATCGTTTGGTACATAATTAACAACAGAACCATCTTCATCTTTTTCTTCTACCATTCCACTAGGCTGTGTAAAGAACTGCCAGTTATCAGGCTTTATTAACATACGACTTTCTTCTAAAGTTATATGGTCTGGAACTGGAACTTCACCTGACATAATAGACCACCAATGATCTTCTTCAGGACTATTAGTATCACAGATAACACCTGACCATGTAGCACCACCATCTTTGACACTAGGGTATCTGCCAACTCTCATAGTACAAGCATCAATAATAGACTTAGGTATTTCTCTAGCCTCGTTAACCCATACTCCAGTAAGTTCTAATGATAATAATTTTTTAACATCTTCAGGTCTATCAAGTGCAAGAAAAATAACTTCCATATCAAGATCACCTGCTGTAATCATATGTGTATATGGAACAGACCACATAAATTTACCCCATTCATTTTCAGGAAACCAATCAAGCCAAGTCTTTATAGTTGTTGTTCTAAGTTGTGGGTTGGTGTTTCTTATGATTGCCCATCTGCTTTTTCTTTTACCTGACTTATCAGGTTGTTGTATCAAGGCTCTTCTAAATATTTCTATACTACAAGCAACTGACTTGCCACTACCAACTGGACCTCTGATGCCACGAAAGAAAGTATTGTCTTTCATAAATGCCTTT